ATGAACAGCGTAAGAATAGAAAAAGGAAATCATAACCCTAACTTCATCACGAAGTTGCACACCTATTTGCAGTCTTACAAGAATAAAGCGCAGGTTATGTTTATTAAAGCTAGTAGCTACTCCCTCCCAGCGGGTGAGCAGGCTGACTGGAACAAGCTAGTAGGACGCAAGGCTTTTTTCCGCACAAACGGAAGCTGGAACCCTTTAAACTGGGAGTTTGGAAGGTTTGAGCAGTTTTGGGTTTGGCGATACTACAATCATAAATTTGAAATAGCAAAATATGTTAGGGAAAACAACTACTTTTTTTGGCATGAGAAAGAAGTAGCTACTGAGGGTTGGTGGAAGGACTTAGACCTTACATGGTTTAGCTATTGGCTGCCATCGGGTGCTTACTTTGGTGGGAGCAACCCCGCGCCAAAGCGTGTGTATTGGCATCTAAATACAGATTTATAAACAGACATATAATGGACAGTAAAGAATTATTTAAAAGCTTTCTTAATTACTTTTCCCTCGAAGAGATTGTTCGAGAGGACGTGCTTATTCAGTACGGTCGGAATACTAACCTTTTGCTTAGTCGCTTTGACCCACGTCTATTAGAAACAATGCTTTTCATAAGAGAGCGTTTAGGCCCCATTACTATTAACAACTACGCTTGGGGTGGCAACTTAGACGAGCGGGGTCTTCGTGACAACGATGCACCAATGGTGCGAGGCAAAGGACGCCCTTATTTGTCAGCACACACCTTAGGGGCAGCCTTTGATTTTGATGTAGAGGGCATGACGGCTAATGAAGTGCGGCAATGGCTCAAAGACCACGCTAATGAGTTGCCTTATAAGATACGCTTAGAGCGCAAGTACAACGGAAGCTATATATCTTGGGTGCATTTAGATGTATGCGATGAACCCGACAACCCCAAGGTGTATAAATTTGACGTGTAAAACGAAAAAAATACGTTTATAATGAAATGGCTTGACAAGATATTTAGTAATACCGCTGGCAACATAGTTAAGAATGTTGGCAATGCTTTTGACCAGAACTTTACCTCGGAAGAGGAACGGCTGGAGAAAAAGAATGAAATCAAGAAGTACCTTGAAGACAGCCTTAATGAGTTGCGTCAGATGCAGGCTGAAATTATCAAAGCAGAGGCCACGGGAAACTGGCTCCAACGTAGCTGGCGACCCGTGGTAATGCTTTGTTTTGCTTTTATTGTTATGTACAATGAAGCTATATCTCTTATGTTCAGTTTGCCCCGAACGGAGCTAACCACGGACTTCTGGGGTCTTTTGAAAGTAGGTGTAGGAGGCTATGTATTTGGTCGTTCCGCTGAAAAAATTGCAAGCACAACTAACATTAAAGAAGGTGTAAAGAATTTAGTTAGTAAAGCAAAGAATAAGTAATGAACGAAGTGTTGGACAATTACGGCAGTTTTATGAAAAGCCTTTTAGCAGCCCTTTTTGGAGCAGGTATAACTTTTATAGAGGAACTTACATTAGTGGTAAGGTTACTAATTGCCATAGTAACGGTTATTTATATTGCTTGGAAGTTTTACATAGAGTACCGAAAGTTTGTGTGGCGAAAAAACGATAGGCGTGACGGAATAAACAGAGGCTACGACCAAAAGAACAAGTAGTCAAGTAATTATTTGTATATTAGCCACCCATGAACCATTTACATAAAAATCATGGCGGAAAAACGCGAGATTCGCAAAAGATTAACCCCCACCGAATGGGAAGTTGTCCAGAAGTTCAGAAACGAAAACGAGGGAGTAATACAAGCAGTCAATGAGGCTGGCGTAGACTTAAAGCATGTTCAAGACGGTTGGCTAAAGTCCTCTAAGCACTCTCTTCGTTTTACCAATCCTTTAGCCGAAAGCAAGCAGAAAGAAGACTTAGACTTTGAAAGTGTTTTTGAAGGTCTTGAAAAAAAGGTAAAAAAAGTAAAAATACCCAGCAAGCCCAAGGAAAAGACCAATTCTTTTGACAGGCTTGTGTACACAGACACTCACATAGGCATGGAGCCTAATAAAGACGGTACAGCCATGTACCCTACTACCTGGAATATCGAAGACCTTCACGACACTTTAAATGAAATGGTGCGTTGGGTGTTAAAGTACCGTAAGAGCGACACCCTTGTTATAGACGACTTAGGTGACTTCATGGACGGGTGGAACGGTTACACAACTAGAGGCGGCCACGAACTACCCCAGAACATGAGTAACCAAGAAGCCTATGACCAAGGGGTTCTTTTTAAGACCAACTTGTTGCTTCTGTTAGCTCCTTTTTACGACAAGGTTATATCCAACAACGTGTGTAACTCTAACCATGGAGGGGACTTTGACTACGTGGTAAACCAAGCAGTAAAAGTAACCGCAGAAATAATGCTTGCTAACGTGGAGGTGTATAACTACACCAACATTATAGACTACTATGAAATGGGAAGAATTATAATTCCCATCATGCACGGTAAAGATACAAAACACAACAAGCGCCCCATGCCTGCTAAGTTAGATGCAGCCAATGAAGAAAAGATTAAAAACTGGCTTATAGAGCAAGACCTTATTTCTCCGAACAAAGTGATAGAAGTAAGCAAAGGCGACACCCATCAATACATATTTGACTATGCTACCAGTCAGCACTTCGACTACTTTTGCTACCCAGCATTAAGCCCTTCCAGTGAGTACGTGCAAACAAACTACAAGAAAGGGCAAAGGGGCTTTGTATTTCACAGTTACGGAGAGTGCAGAGAAGTATATCCATATTTATTTAATAATTAGCGATGAACAAACCAGAACACCACGACAAGTTTAAAAAAGGCGTAGGCCACTTTATTGTGTTTAGCAAAAGCCGACATAAAGAGACCTTAGACATCAAGGGGCATGACGGCGAGCTGTTGCACTATCCCGCCACATGGAACGATGCTCACAACACTTACAAAGAAGCGGAGATTGTAGCAGCACCAGAAGGATTCGAGGAAGCCGTTGGAGGGTACTTGATATTCAACTTTCGAGTAACCAACAGCCTTGCCAACAACGACCAAGAGATTTACCCAGGGTACTTCAAAGTTCCCTTCAACGAAAAAGACCCAGGTGCGAGTATGTGCTACGGCTACGTAAACGAAGGTAAGTTCGTTCCTTTTCGTGGTCATGTGTTTTTGCAAGAGGTTTACGAAGAGGTAAACAAAAGCAAAAGCGGCCTTGTACTCGTAGAAAACATAGACGACCACTTTTACGCCAGCGGGGAGCAAAAGCCCAAGAAAGAAGCGGGTAAGGTAGTTTTTGCCAACAGGCAGGACATACTTGACCATGACTTTGAGGTTGGCGATGAGATTTACTACCGCCCCCAGATCGGCGTTGAGCAAGAAATAGAAGGAGCTAAGTTCATTCGCATAATGGCAGACCACATAGTTTCTAAAAAGGTGGAAATGGCGTAATGGCAATAGAAGGGCTATCTAAGGACATAAAAGCGTCTGTTGATGACCTTATAAACAACTTAGAATACGAAATAATCTTAGATGGCATAGAGCCATCAGAACTCAAAAAAGTTGTGAAGGGCAAGGTGGATAGCTTTAACAGCGGTAAAGCCATTTTGCAGCGCTGGATGGACAGCCCTAATGCACCTGCGGAAAAAACCATCGTTAGGTATGTTAAGCGCTTTATAAAAGGCGGTAACAACGCAATGACCATGATGCGAGCGGCCTTGTCTAAGGAGTTTGATTACGAAGACCTTGATCAGTACAAACACGCAGACATAGCAAGTGCCAAGCCCTTCATTCTTGAAAGTATAATGAACCTCAATAGCTACATCATTGAGTTAGAATCAATGATAGAAAGCGAGGAAATAAACCTGAAGGACAAAGAGTTTAAGATAGGCTACCCAGAGCGGTTTGCCCGTGGTGAAGTCATAGACACCTCAAAGCTGCACAAAGACTGGTACAACTCTAAAGAGGACGCCATAAAGATATGCCCAGACGGAACGGAGGGGGACATAATAGAACTTCAAGGGCTTAGGGTGCAACTACCCCAACAACCCCCAAAAAAAGAAATGCTGTTTTCTGACAAGCCTGTGAAAGAGCAGTATTGGCGACGCACCCCAGTGCCTAAAGGCTGCACAAAAGACAACGAAGAGGCATTTGCCGATTACATAAAAGAAGAGTACAGGCGCAGAGTTTATGGCGTTTGGTTTATGAATAATGGCTACCCCGTGTACTTAACGGGGCACATGTACTTCTGGCTACAATGGTACAAAGACGTGGACAGCGGAAAGTATTCCAACTTCAGGTATGCACAGTGCAAGCTATCCTACCACACTAAGGCATGTGAGGTAGACAAAAGGTGTTTAGGGCAGGATTTTGTGAAGTCAAGGCGTACGGGGTTTACTTTAGAAAAGCTTGCCAGAAAGCTGAACCTTGAAACCATGACCTCCCACTTCAACAGTGGCATGACCTCCAAAACAGAGACGGACGTAAAGGCTGCTTTTAAAAAGAAGCAATATGCCTTTGGCAATTTGCTCTTCTTTTTTAAGCCCGTGGTAAAGGGGAGGGAAGACAGTAACGTAGGCATAGAGTTCAGTAAGCCCTCCAACGCGTCTAAGAAAGCAAAGAAAGAAAAAGAAAATGACCTTAGCGACTACCTTAACACTATAAGTGACATAAGGACAACAACCGAAGGCGCTTACGACGGGGTTAAACTTAATGACTACCTTGCTGATGAGAACTTAAAGTGGGGAGCGGGTAAGAACTTCTTAATTCATTGGGATATGGTATCACCAACAATGGACGAGAACGGCTATATAGTTGGTAAGGCATGGTTGGGTTCCACCGTGGGAGACGAGGGGGAAGGTGGAGAGGCTGCCTCCCCTTTATGGAAGTCCAGTGACCCCAATGAGCGTAACGAAATAACAGGTAGAACTGATACGGGGCTGTACAGGTATTTTATGCCTATACAAGAGAACTCAAGAATACACACCGATAAGTATGGTGTTTGCCATAAGGAAAAACCCCCAAAAGGGACGGTATGCGCATCAACGGGTGAACCTATAAAGGTAGGGGCGGTAAAATATTACGAAAGTGTAATTCAAAGCAAGAAGCGAGAAGGCCAAGACGTTTTATACAACTACCTCCGCAACCGCCCCATGACTATTGAACATGCGCTAAGAAGTTCTAACGCGAATAGCTCTTTAAATGTGGAGAACATTGCCGACCAGATGAATTATCTCTTTGGGTTCAGAAAAAGCAATGACAACAACTCGAAAGTAACACGGGGAAACTTATACAGGAAAAACGGAAACCCCGACGACCCTGTAGAGTTTGCACCAGACGAAAATGGAAAGTTTGTCTTTTCGTGGTTTCCCCCAAAAGAACTTCAAAACAAAAAGAAAAGAGTTTACGGGCAAGAAGGCCCAGGTAATGACTGGCTTGGAGTAGGTGGCCTTGACCCTTATGGCATAAGTCAAACTTCGGACGGGAGAGGATCAAAAGGCTCTATTCATTTCGTTGGAAAAGAAAACGCGCTTTACCCCAGTGTTTCCAACAAATTTATAATGGAATATATACATCGCCCAGAAGAAATAGAGATATTCTTTGATGATGCTTTAATGGCGGCAGAGTTTTTAGGTATGCCGATATTTCACGAACGAGACAAAAACGAAATTGAAGGCCACTTTCAGAGAGCGGGTAAATGGGAGTTTTTAATGGACTGCCCAGAAGGATATAAGAGTAACACAAACCAAAGGAAAAGGCAAAAAGGGGCAAACAGTAGGGCAAAGCTAAACACATCAATTTACTACGCTTTGCAAGCGTACACTAGTCAGTATGTAGGCTATGACGAAGAAAACAATATGCAGGAAAAAATCCTTTTTGAAAGAACCCTTGAGGACTGGAAGCAATTTGAACCGTCCAACAGAACAAAGTATGACGCCTCTATATCCTCTGGATTTGCCCTTGCCGCAGCCAAAGCACCCGTTAAAAAGAAAGCGGAACAAAAAGTAAAACTACAACGTCCTCCCGTAAGAACATACAAGCGACAAGGTAACAAAACAATACCCGTAGATTGGCGAAAAAAATAAGTTTAATAAATAGTAAATTTGCATAGCAATTTAGCTAAACCGTAGCATTTAATGGCAGGTAAACCAGACCCATTAGTGACAAAGAGAGAAAAACTAAGCTCCGATTACGGGGTTAAGATTGGTAGGTATATCCAGGAAAAGGGTTTTGGATATAAAACCACTTCTCGTTTTTCAGCGGAACGTGACCGCATACAAATGTGCCGCGCCTATGCGCAAGGAAACCAAAGTACAGAGGGCCTCATGCAAGCCTTCAATGCCACGGGTGACAACTCTCACGTAAACCTGGACTTTACTCCCGCGCCCATTGCTCCTAAGTTTGTGCGAGCCATAACAGAAGACGAGTTTGGAGAGTTTAGCTACGAGATTGACGCTGTTGACAAGCTATCAAAAAGCGAAAAAGCATCGGTAAAAGATGAACTCATAGCCAACTTACAGGACAAGGAGTTTATTCAAAACTTCGAGGAAACTTTTGACATTAAAGTGCCAGAAAGCGAAATGATTCCAGAGGACATGGAAGACATTCGCATGGCTATGACCCTTGACTATCGAACGAGTGTAGAGAACGCCGCTTACGAAATAACGAAAGCTATATTAGAGTTTAACAACTTCCCCGAGGAAGTGCGTTACCTTTTAACAAGGGATATAGTAGAAAGTGGTAAAGCTTGCGCGGAAGTTGATTTAGTACCCGGCAAGGGTGTTATTCAGCGATATGTAGATGTAGAGAATTTTGTTTACGGAGAAACAAATGACACTACTGGTAAGAATATACCGTGGGGAGCTGAGTTAAAGTATTACACGTTGGGTGAGGTGCTATCTATGATAGAAACCACCAACATGAGCGACAACGACATTCGGGACTTAGCCAAAAAGTTCCATAGTCGCTACGGCAATGACCACCTTGACATAGACTGGAACAGCCATTTTCAAAAAGACGGGCAACCTTTCTACTACGACGGAGAGTTTGACGACATGACTATCCCCGTTGTTAAGTTTCACTACAAAACCTTTTTTTGGGACAAGATAGCCACTAAGAAAGGGCCTTACGGGAAAAGAGTTAAGCGCAAAAAAGACGAGTACAAAAGCGACAACTACAAGATAGAAAAAGACTACTACGAAAGCGTTCTTTCGGGGTACTACATAGCGGAGACTGATTATATATTCAACTACGGTGAAAAGAAAAACCTCGAACGTCCTCATGGTAGTATGCACGACGTAGAGTTGCCGTACAAGCTCATCATACCCTCCCAGTACAACCATACACAGAAGTCCATGTTGGAACATATCATTCCTAACGTGGACGCTATTGACAAAGCATTGCTTAAAATGCAGCAAGTGCTAATGAATAGCCACCCCGAGGTTACGGTCATTGACATTAGCTCTTGGGCAGAGCTTTCTATAGGGGAGAAAGAGTATGACCCCTTAGAATTACAAGACATTTACGACGCTACGGGTATTATCTACAAAAAAGGAACTGACGAGCAGGGACAACAAATACAAGACCCCGTTCGCACCTTTAATAACGCCGTACCCATAGAGCCTTACATTGGAGCCATCAACTTTCACATGCAGATGATACGGGAGGTATTAGGTTTCCCTCCGCAACGTGAAGGGCAAATCCAAGACAAGCAACTCATAGGTACTATGGAGATTGCTCGTGACACGTCTCGAAATGCCACACGTTTTATTTCCCGTGGTGTTCAGGACATCACTAAGCGAGTAATTCAAAGCACCGTCTGGCTAGCTCAAAGCCTACCCGCCAATAGCAAGATAATCAATCAGTATGCGGAGATGGTTGGTGACTTTGACCTGGACATGCTAAAGACCCTTGAAGACATGACCATGCGCCAGTTAGGCGTTTTCGTTCACATGAAAATAGACAACGAAACAAAGCTCAACTTAAACCGTGACATAGAGCGCAGCCTAACGCAAAAGGAAATCACCATAGAAGACGGTGCTAAAGCACGAGAGATAGCAGAGCGTCTTAGCCCCAACGTGGCTTATGACTACTTGTCCTTCCGTCGTCGTAAGCGTCAGAAAGAAATCCAGCAAGAGCAAATGCAACTTCAGCAGCAGCAGAGCCAGCTTAAAATGCAAGAAGAGCAGGCTAAAGCTAACGTGCAGAAAGTTGAAGAAAGTGTTCGTGGCCAGTACGACATACAAGAGGAGCAAATTAGAGCGAGGGCAGAGCTTCAAAAGCTACAAATGGAGTACAACCTTAAAAGCCAACTTAGCCAGCAAGAGTTTACCCAAAAATACGCTATTTCACAACTGGAGACGGGCAACCGCTTAGAGGCCGACAAGCTAAAAGAAAAGGCCAAAGACGACAGGGTTCTCTTAGAGAAGCGGGCAGGCTTAGAAGCCGATGAGCAGAAGATAAAGATAAAGGACGGCAAACAAAAGGAAGCCAATCCAGATGACATTGGCGAAGAAGACAAGTTTAGCGAGTTGGTAAAAAACATGACTAACGCCCAAGAGTAGATGCACAACATTAACAGCAAAACGGCACGTAATGCCTAAGATAAGCAACACAGGGGGGTACCCCAATGTAAGCGAGGTCAATATAGCCCTTGATGACTTTTTAATAGGAACGGTTGCTTCCACGGGGCAAACACGCACGTTTCCTATACGCGCTATTAAAGCGCTCCTTGATGGGAAGCAAGTTAAGATTGTTACTCTTAACAATGCTTCCAGTTATCAGAACAATGACTTCATCAACGCCAATGACATCTATGGGTTTACACAAGGTCAAGAAATAAAAACAGGAGGTATGATAAGCAGCTTTAATGATGCAACGGGGGAAGTTGCCTTTGACAATGCTTTCACCCCATTCACTGGAGAAATAATTTTCGTAATAGCTTAAAGAAATGAAAAGAGAAGACAAGGTTTTACTAATACTTTTAATTTTTAGCATGGTGTCACATTTTGTGACAGCCCAAGTGGACAACCAGTTTCAGTACAACTGGCTAAAGCCGCAGACATTTGATAAAAACATAGACGTAAAAGACACCGTAAAAAGCAACATTATAACAAACCCCAACATAAACATAAGCCGCGAGGGGATTTATTTAGACTCTGGGCATTTTATGCTTAGGGCTGGTTTCAACAATAGGTATCACACCACAAGGAATAGGCATGGGATAAACATGCTAACTACGTCAGGGGGAGGTGATACAGCTAGTTTTATAATCAACGGAAGGTATCCTACCTTTTTCCAGCACGTGAATAATATCAATCCTTTTACATTTAGATTTTTAGACAGCTCCTTTACGGTTCCATTTGAAATCTATAAAGACAGCGTTCTTTTGCGTGAAGATCGCATGTACAACAGAGAAGAAGTTGACACTTTAATTAACTTCAATAATGTCTTTCAGGCATCTCCAGAGTTTCCAATAATAGAAACGTTAAACCCAAGGATTATAGACTATAACAATTATTTTGAGTTTGATGCTGCCCAGGGTATGTGGATGTCAGCTGGTAACAATAGCACTATATTAGAGCTAAATACAGGTAGTTGGTCATTGTATGAAAACACAGGCGCGGGGTTAAACACCTATGACCCTAATCATATAAGTGTAAAACCTTCAGGAGATAATTTTGAAGGGATAGTTTATAGCAGCGATCATTCTTCTGAGTTTACAGACAGATCTTTGGTTGACAAAGGTTACACTTTAGATGTGAATAACACTGGGGAAGTTAAAAAAACTTCAATAGACTATACAACTACTGATGATGATTTCTTGATTTTAGCGGACACGGATTCACAAAATGTAACGATAGAGCTTCACACTCCTCTTAGAAATCAAATTCTTCATTTTAAGAAAACATCACCCAATAACAGTTTATTCATAAACGTAACCACTGGCTCTGACATAGACGGAAACGCATCTGTTACACTAACAAACAATTACGAAAGTTTAACTATCATGTGGAATGGCACTAACTGGAGTGTTTTGTGATTGATTTACAATGAAAAATACAGCCAAACACTACCGCAAGAATAAAAAGTCTTACGCTAAGAAGCTAAAAGAAGACAAAAATATAAACGCCCGTCCTGAGCAAAAGAAAAAAAGAGCAGAGGCCAATCAGAAGCGTAGAGAAGCTAAGCGTAAAGGCCAGAACGTAAAAGGCAAAGACTACGACCACCGCACAGGAAAGTTTATTAGCTCCTACGCCAACCGTAGTGCTAACGAGAAGTCACGCAAAAAAAGGAAGTAAAATAATATGTTCCTAACATTAGAAAGAAAAACAGAGGAGTTTGGTTCGGTCATGTGCCATATCACTCTGTTAAACACATTAACGAAATTGACGACGTTAGCTGCTATATAGAATTGAACGACGGAGAAGTAATGGGGTGCGATGTAGCAGCGGAAGACATTGTAAGGGATATAGAAGAAGGAATAGCTCCTTACAATTTTTTGAGTTCAAGTTAAACAGTAAAATTAAGTAAAGATGAAAAAGTCAGGTTACAA